CGCGCTCCATCCGTCCCGGACCCGGCCGCGTCACCCGCTGCACCCCGGCCTGGAAATCGCGCGCGGCATCATGATAGCGCAGGCTCAGCGCCACCGGCACGCCATCCGCCGCGCCGTCCGCGCTCTCGGCCGGGTCGATCGCCCGGCCATTGACCCGCCCCGCCAGCGCTTCCGGCGCGATCATCGACCCGGCGACGACGCCCGCCTCGCTCAGGGTCAGGCCGTCCTCATCGGATCGCAGCGCCAGCCCGTGCGCCTCCACCAGCGGCGTGATCGCCTCACGCACATCGGCGCCGCCCGCCGCGAAGCCATCGACCCACGCCCCCTCCGCGCCCGTCAGCCGCCCGGCGCTCAACGCGGCGGCGATCGCGCCCAGCGCCACCGGCCCTTCATCCGCTTCCACCTCGAACGTGAGTGAAGGGATGCGATTGCCATAATCGGCGAGCGCCAGATCCTCGAACACGACATAGGCGATGCCCCGGTTGGCCGGCGTCGCCCCGATCCCCTGCGCCGACGCGATCAGCGGATCGGCGTCCTGCGCCTCGTCACCGGGATAGACCCGAAAGCCCGACAGCTCGGTCTTGAAGTCGCCCGCCGCCCCGCGCAGCAGATTGCCGTCGGCCCAGATCCGTTTCACCCGCCGGATCGGCCGCGACGACAGCGCCACCGCCAGGCTCGCCGCATAGCTGTAGCTGGTGACGCTCGGCCGCCCCTTGCCGCCGCCGCTCCTGCTCGATATTTCCTTGAGGTCCGTCGCCCAGATTACCGTGCCCGCGACCCGCATCGTGCCGAATATGCTGGGCAGCTGCGTGCCATAGCTCGACGTCTGGAGTTGCAGGTCGGACAGGCGCGCGCCCTCCCGTCCCTTCGGCTTGAACAATATCTCATTGTCGATGACATTGCCGATCAGGCCGCCGATCGCGCCGCCGATCGGCCCGCCCAGCACCGTGCCCACCGCCGTCAGCACTATCGTCGCCATATAATCCTCCTATGCGCCCCGCCACCAGCCGATGACCGGCCAGGGCGAAGGCCCCGGCGTCTCGACCACGCGCCCAAGCCCGGCATGGGCGTGGACGAAGCCATCGCCCGTTCCGATCATCAGATGCAGTTGCAACGGCCCCGGTCGCACCAGCGCCAGATCGCCCGCGCCGCCACCCGTTCCGCCGGCCGTTTCGTCGACGACCGGCCGCATCCCCGCCGCCCGCAACCCTGTTTCGGCCCGCGCCACGTCGCCGCTGCGCAGGCCATAGGCGCAGGGCGCTTCGCACCCCAGCGCCAGCGCCGCCACTCCGACGCAATCCAGCCCGCCCATGCCGCGCCCGTGCAGCCGGAACGGCACGCCGACCAGGGCCCGCGCCGCCGCGACGATCTCCGCCGCCCGCTCCGCGCCGCTCATGCGCCGGGATAGCGGGTCAAAAGGTCCATGCCCGGCAGGAACGGCTCGCCCCGGAAATTGGCGATATTGCCGAACCGGCCCGAACAGGTCGCCGCCTGCCGGTCGCATCCCTCGCTCAGCAACGCCAGTGTCCCCGGCGTCACGGCAAAGGCCGGCGGGTCGGCCAGCGTCAGCCCCGCCGCCTCATGGTCCACCACCGCCTGCGTCAGCCCGACATTCGCCCCCGTCATCCATCGCAGCGTCCCGAAAGCATAGACGCCCGCCGTCAATCCTCCCGCCCCCAGCCCGCCGATCGCCAGTTCAGCGCCCTCCGCGCCATGCACCGCCACCACCCGCCGCCGCCCGGCCATGTCCACCCGGCACGCCCGGTCGCCCAGCCGCGCGCGGCAGTCGGGCGCGGTAGAGGGCGCCGCCGGCTCGCCCAGCACCGCCGCCGCCCCGATCCTCTCGGCGGTCGCCCAGCCGCGCGCGGCAGTCGGGCGCGGTAGAGGGCGCCGCCGGCTCGCCCAGCACCGCCGCCGCGCCGATCATCTCGGCGGAAAAGGCCGCCCCCTTGCGCGACACCGCGCCGATCTCGCCCCGCGCCAGCAGCAGCCACAGCGCGCCCGGCGCCTCCCATTGGGTCAGCCGCACTTCCAGTTCCGCCCCGTCCCAGCGCCCGGCCATCAGGTCCGCCGCGCTGATCGCGTCGCTGCTGATCGCACCCGCCACATCGCTATCCTCTCCCTCCAGCGTGATGCCGCTGCGCACCGCCGACGGCGTCATGCCCGGCGCGGCGCGATAGAGCAGGCCGCCAATCTCCAGGTCGCGATCATGGCTGCAAAGGCCGATCGTCACCCCGTCCCGCCGCGCGATCCGCCAGCAAAAGGCGTGGGTGCACAGCGTCGCGTCCAGCATCTCCGCCGCGCTCATTCGCGTATCTCCACCAAGGGCACCGACACCGCCTCACCCGCGGCGAAGGTCGCCCGGTTGATCTCCAGCCGGTCCTCGGCAAAGCGCACCGGCACGTCGAAACGATAGCCCGCGCTCAGCACCACCCCTTCGGCCGGCGCGCTGTCGAACGCGATGACGCCCTGCCCGCCATGGCTCCATCCCGTGCTCAGCTCGACGCCATCGGCGGCCACGCGGATGCTGCCCGCCACCGGCCGGGTGATCCGCCGCGCCTGTGCGTCCGCCCCCGCGCCATAATAGCGCATCAACGGGAACTGCGCCGTCACACCGTCCCCCACGCCCAGCCGCTGGTCCATCGGCCCCGGCGCCGCCCCCGGCGCGCCGCTGCGATCGTCATAGGGGTCAGTGAAGCGAAATCCCCGCGCCGCGCCTCGCCGCGCGCGGAAAAAGGCGATCAGCGCCATGATGTCGGCTTCGGACCGTATGCCCGGCCCGGCATCGTAGGACAGGCGCGCATCGGCCCAGTCGCTGCTGCGCCGCTCATGCCCCGCCGGGCTTTCGACGATCTGGGTGGAAAAGGCCGGGCTGAGGCTCGCCTCCCGCCCGATTGCGATCGGAAACAGCACATCGTCAAAGGCTTGCACTTCATCCTCCCCATCCATGCTGAAACAGGTAAAGCCATCGCGGCATATTTGCGGCAGCGCCCAGAGGAAGGTCGCCGCCGTCCCGCGCGCCACCGACGCCCGCGCCGCCGCCGCGATCTCCCGCCACTGCGCCGCCTGGCCCGGCAACAGCACGAAGCCCGCAAAATAATGCTGTTCGTCGACCGGATAACCCAGCCGCGCCGTCGCCAGCTCAACGCCGCGCGCCGTCAGCAACGGCCGCCCCTCCGTCACCCAGTCATAATCCTCCAGTTGCAGCACGTCGAAGGCGGGCGCGGCCCATCCGACCGGCATGTTCGCCCGTTTCGCCTCCGGCGCGCGCGGATCGAGGATCGTGGGCAGATAGGCCAGCAAATGCGTCACCGCTTCCGGCGCAACCGCCTTCACCGCCGCGCACAAGGCCGCCGTCGACGCCGCCAGCACCGCCCCCGCCGCATCCAGCAACGCGCATTGCGCCGCGTCCAGTTCGCCCCGGACGCTCGGAATCGACACCGGCGCGCCCCCCGTATACCCGGCCAGCACATCGCGCGCCGCATCGTCATACAGGCAGATGCGGCCGTCCTCCGGCATCACCCACCACCATGGCTCTCCGACCTGGAACAGGATGGCCAGGCCCGCCTCCAAAGCGATGGAAACAAACGCCCCCGCCACCGCCTGCACATAGGCCATCGCCCCGCCATGCGCGGGCGACAACAGGGTGGAGGGCGGCGTCCATCCGGTCAGCGCCGGATCGCCATTTTCCGCCCGCTGCTTCCAGTCGTTCCAGCAATGTGCGTCGAACAATTCATAGGATAGGGACCAGATCAGGCCGAAGCCCGACGCCTTGGCCCGCATCGCAAAGTCCCGGTGCCACGCGGCACAGGGCGCGTTCAGCACCCCGCCCGCCAGGCTGACATACAGCCCCGCGCCAGATCGTTCGAGCCGGAAATAATGGCTCATCCCGACATAATGGTTGATCGCCCCGCGATAGCCCAGCGCATGGATCGCCGCGACCACCCGTTCGGGCGTCTGGTTGAAACAATCATCATAGCCGGTCGCCATCGACAGCCCATGTTCGGGCAGCATCACGTCCCCCACCGCCAGCACCGACCCCGCCCCGTCGCAACGCATGGCGCTCAGCTCCGCCCAGCCCTCCTGCGCCCCGGCGAACGGCGTGTCCCCTTCGTCATAATCGGGCGGCACCAGCGAAATGAACATCCGGTCGATGTCGCCCGCCCACACCGGGTCGGCGTCGGTCGGCAGGTCATAGCCGCCCACCAGCGCGGAAAAATCCAGCGTGACCACGGCATCTTCCGGCCCGCCGCTCGCATGGTTCCACAACCGCACATACCAGGCGCGCGGATGGCCCGCCGCGTCCCGCCCCTCGATCGTCAGCGTCGGCCCATGCGTCTCGTCCAGCCGGCGCACGCCGCCGCTGCGCCAGCGGAAGGACAGGGTGCAATCGCGAAAGTCCCTGCTCGTTTCATAGGACAGCAGGGCATGGCTCCACTGGTCCTGCGCCTCCCAGATCAGCCCCGCCAGGTCGCCCGACCCGTAAAAGACCGCGTCGACCCGCAGCGCGTCGGGCGCGGTGGTGACGACGCTCGCCATCATCGGCCGGGGGAAATTCACCGTCCAGTGCGTGGGCGCGAAGCGCTTGATGAAGCGACTGTCCTGCCCCCGGCGCTTGTCCGCCAGCCAATAGCCGATCCCGCTCATCGCTCGATCGCTCCCGCGTCCGTTGACCGCGATGCTCACCCGCACGTCGCGCGCGCCGCCGCCCGACAGGCCGCCATTCGCGACCACTTGCCCGCTCGTGGTCGGCACGAACATTTCCGGCCCCCGCTCGCCGACCATATAGGCCCGTCCCGGCGCCACCGGCCCGCCGGTCGCCCGCCCCGGCAGCCCCAGCGCCGACGACAGCAGCGACGCGCCCAGCGTCGCCAGCCCGTTGCCGCCACCCGACCCGCCGACCGCCGATCGCAACGCGCCCGCCGCAATGGCGTCCATCGCGCCCAGCGCCACCCGCTTCAGATCCTCAAAGCCGAACTTGCCGGTCCGCACCGCGCGCAGCAGCCCCTGCTCGATCCGCAGCCCCGCCCGCTCCGCGCCCGCCGCCAGCGGCCCTTCCATCCCCGTGCGCATGGCCTCCACATCGCGCGCCAGCCCCTGCGTATCGGCCCGCACCCGCACCACCAACGTCTCGATTTCCTCGTCCATCCCCCACCTCCTGGCAATCATGTCCTCGTCGTTCCCGCGAAGGCGGGAACCCATCTCGCGGGCTTTCCCCGGATCGATGCGTGGGAGATGGACTCCCCCCTGCGGGAAAATGACGATGCCGAATGTGCGACGTTATTTCCCGTGATTTCCGGGTCGCCCGATGATCCCATCTGGCTCGACGTCAGACTAATCCGGCATCGCCCCCATCATCCGCGCCAGCGCCGCCGCATCGACGCCGCCCGCGCCCTCGGCCTCTTCCCCCCGCGCCGCGCGCAGCACGCTCGCCAGTTCCGCCGGGGTCGCGCGCCAGAACTCGTCGGGCCGCCACCCCAGCAGCCACCCGGCCACCCCCGCCAGCCGCCCGGCCGCGTCGGCGAAGCGCGTCATTTTCCCGCCAATATCTGTTGCAGCACGGTGCGCAGCACCGGCGTCACCTTCGCCAGCCCCACCGCCAGCACCGCCTCGCCCAGCGCCTCGCGGCTCAACGCCTCGCGATCCACCAGGCAATGCCAGAACAGCGCCACCAGATCGGCGAGCGACAGCTTCCCGTCGACCGCCCGCTCGACCAGGTCGAACAGCGGCCCCAGCTCCTGCTCCGCCGCCACCAGCGCGGCGAAACTCGGCCGCAGCGCCAATGTCTCGCCGCCGACCTCCAGCGCCGCCTCGCCCCGCTGCGGGTTCGCATCGGGATGATGGGCCGCGCTCACAGGCTCACCACCGCGCCGGAGCTTTCCAGGCTCAGCGCATAATTGCGCTCGCCATTATAGTCGCCGGCATAGTCCAGCCGCGTCACCAGGAACCGCCCGCGCATCCGCTCCCCGCTCTCGAAGCTCAGCTCATAATCCTCGATCGTGCCGGCCAGCGCATGGTTGCGGATGCGTATTTCCGCGTCCGACCCGGTGAACAGCCCGGCCGCCGACACGCTGACCGACCGCACCCCCGCGCCCGACAGCAATTCGCGCCAGCCGCCCGAATCCTTGCTGGTGATGTTCACCGCCTCGCCATTTACGGATAATTGCGTGGTGCGCATTCCAGCGACCGTGGCGTAGGTTGCGGGCATGTTGCCGTCCCCCACCTTCAACAGAAACGCACTTCCCTTTTCGACGCCCATGGCGCATTCTCCCAACATGCGAAACCGACGCCGCAAGCACCCTGCTTGGGCTTCGGGAAATCGCGGAAAAACAAGAGACTCGGACGGCCACTGGCCAACCGATCGCAGCGTGAACCAATAGGTTTATGGAGAGGTTCTGATGTTTGTTGCTGCTTCGCTCATGATGATGCTCGCCACCACCCCCTCGGCCGACGCCGTCGGCATGGGGCGCAAGGATTTTTCAAAATGCCTGGGCGCCCAGACGCAGCCCTCGCTCGACAAGAAATTGCCGCTCGGCGAATTCCAGTCCGCGCTCAAGCGCACCTGCGCCGACAAGGAAGCCGCCTTCCGCGCGGCGATCATCGCCCAGGACAAGGCTGACGGCATGTCCGACAAGGACGCCCAGGCGGACGCCGACGACCAGATCGCCGAATATGTCGACAAGATCACCAGCGAATATGAGGAAAGCAGCCGCCCGCGCTGACCGGCCGCAACAGCCCTCCCGACGCCACCCCCTCGACCGTCACCCCCTCAACCGTCACCCCGGCGAAGGCCCCGGTCTCAGGCGATGGCGGGACAGCGCGTCACGCCGAAAAATGCAGCGGCAATCGCGCAGAGGCGGACCATCTTCCTCCCCTCCCTGTCAGGGAGGGGCCGGGGGTAGGTCGCCGCCTCAGCGGCGCTCTGCCAACGACAGACACGAAAAACGCGCTCCGCCTCCCCCCTTGAAAGGGCCGGACTCGTCTTGTTTCGGCCAGAAACGAACCGTTGAGCACGCTGCAAAGTCGCTTGAACGCGCCCACCCCGCTACGTCACCCCAGCGAAGGCTGGGGTCTCCGGCAACCCGCGATGACGCTGGAAAGCTGCCACCCTCGCCGCCCCACGCCTCCGCCCGAGATGCCAGCCTGCGCTGGCATGACGCCGGGAATATGGAGTGGCCGATAGCGGCCGAACCGGACATAGAAGTTCAGCTTCGTTTGCAGCTGCGATTGGCCGATAGGGGACAGACCGTTTTCCGCGTCTCCGCCCGGATAGCAGCCATTGGCCCAAGCCGCCCGTGCAACAAAATGGGCATTTTGTTGCACGGGCAATTATTTATTATCAGTAACTTAAATAGGACCATACCGTCTGGTCAAATTTGCCTAACTGCCCTGTTCATAGTCAATCGATTTGCAGATAAGGTGGGGTTATGAATAAATCGAAACAGGCAGAACTCACGATAGATGACATAGCCAAGCGTCGTGTCCCCTGCTTAATCGCCTATCTGAATCCGTTTCGCATGGTCGAAGCTGAAACTCTAACATCTTGGGATGCGACGATCACTCAAATCAATGAGCACTCATGGGACTACGCCGCTCTTCATGAAATGGTGGGCGGGCTCGATGTAGGGCTCGTTGCTCCTTACCATCTTGTGGTTGCGCGAGACGGCGCATTGGCGCTTCCCCCGATAGAAGGGCTCAGGTCCGATCAAAATGCGGTTGAGTTTTTCAACCGATGCTTAGCCGCGCTGCTCATTGGAGGAATCTACTGCGAGGCGATTACTCCCGATGGTCTCGACCTAGGATCAATTATCGACTGGAAATATGTTCGAAGCCATAGATATGGGTTTGCGGCACCAAATCGTTTTCATGAGCAAATTAGGTATGGCAAGGCAAGCGCAATAGAAGCGATCGCACTTTACCGCCCACGAACCGTTGCTTTTGACGCTCTCCAAAGCGCTATGGCAACCGGGCTTGAGGTTCTAAATTTGATACCGGCGTTGCGAGGCGAATATCTATTAAAGGGCACCACAGGAGTGGCTCGCCGAGATTGGGGCGCCGCGCTGGCAAATCTTTGGATTGCCGTGGAGCAGTTAGTTTCGGAAATTTGGACACGCGAGGTTGTGAAGCCTACACTCGCAGACGATCCAAGTAAGGCACGTAGAAATCAACTGGCGGATACCCGCACTTGGACGGTGTCAGCTCGTCTTGAGCTTCTATCTCAGAAAAAGATGCTGCCTGCCGATACGTTCACGGCTTTGAGTAAGGCCAGAAAGGCTCGCAACGACCTTTCGCACGAGGGTAAACATCCTTCAGAAAAAGATGCATATTCAGCGTATGAGGGTGTTTGTGGCCTTCTCACAGTTGCCCTCGGCGGGAAACGTCCGGCACTCTTCGATCTCGATCTTACCAACCATTCTCTGTCTGATCCGTTCGCTCCGGCTAAGTCATTGGCAGGCGAGCCAGAATTTTGGATGGAAATTCCTAAGTTACCGGGGGAGCTCGAACTGGAGAGAGCCGAGGCGAAACTTCGGACCACCAGACGAGAATAGGCGCGCCGCTTATGCGGCGTACGGCGAATTTTCACGCAATCCTATAGGAAATCTTTCCCAAGTAAAACATTGTAAATCAGTTACTTAGGTGATTCACGCGGTGGAGAATTTCAGGCCGTTCCCGCCCCCCCCGTCGAAACGGTCCAGCTCGAAAATTTATTCATGAAACCCTATTGCCCAAATTGTTGCATGAACGGCAGGTAGCATAGCCCCCTTCCATTTTGGGCGTGTGAAGGAGTTACGCGGAGCGTCCAAAAGTGGCGCAATGCGGATATCAAGCACGGTAAAAATCGATGTCCGCTACCCACCCCCTCCCGTCATCCCCCCTCCCGCACCGCCCTTAGCCGATAATCCATCACCGCCCGCCAGCCAGCGGCCCCGCCGCCCCGCGCCACGCGCGACCGCGACAGTCGCGCGCTCACGATGCGCCAGCCGTCCTGCGCCTGCGCCGCGCCGATCGCCGGATCGACCCGCGCGATCATGCCCGCCAGTCGCGCCGGCGTCTCCTCGGCCACGACCAGGCCGATCGTCAGGCGCAATTCGCGGCCCTCGACATCCTTGCCGCCCCAGTCCGCGCCCAGGCACTCGCCGACCATGGCATAGGGCGCCGCCGCCCGCGCCGGTTCGCCGTCATGCACGCCGTTCACCGCGCGCCCCAGCATATCGTCCGCCCGCAATGCCGCGATCACCGCGGCCCGCACCGCCACTTCCCCGCTCATCGCCCTCTCCCCGCCTCGCGCAGCGCCAGGTCGCGCCACCAGCGCGCCTGCAATCCCCGGCCGGACACCAGCACCGCCTCACCCTCGACCACCGCCGTGACGCCGTCCCCGGTCAGCGCGGCGGCGATCCGAGCCCGCCGCGCC